GTTACCATACGTACCACCGTCATTAATATTTCCATCTGTAGTTGACGTAAAAGTTGCCATCTACCTAAGCCTGTCTAAGTAATGCGTAGGTGTGGCCAGCTCCGAATGTTGTGGTGCCTGAGATTGTAGCTCCTACCCACATTAATCCGGTGGTAGATATAGATTTAAGTGCGCTTGAACTTCCACTAACTACAACATCGTCGCCGATTTGTGTCCATTCTGCTGCTGCACCTAGAGTTCCAGATGTTGCTGCTAATCTACCGTATACTTTAATAGTATCTATGTGACCTGCTGTACCATTAGGGTTATAAAATTGAAATGATATTCTATCTTCGTTTTTAACGTCAATAGGAGCAATCAATTCAACATCTTGTCCACTAGCGGTTGTAGCTGAACCTGTCATTAATATTGCTGATTTAAAATTTGCCATATATTATACCTCACTTCGCTGGCTCGATGCCATACGTTGTATATAGTTATAAAATTAGTCGCTGATAGTATATAAAGGTTTCTCTAAGCTACTGGTCCTACGTCACTAACTGTCAAAGCAAATGCGTCATTATCTATACAAATCAATTTAGCCATTTTGTATTTTAAAGTTGCGCTTTGTCTTGAATCAATATTAATATTAGTATTAACAAAGTTAATTGTTTGACCAGAATTAGCTATAATTCTAACAGTGGCGGTGTATTGATTAGCAAATCCGGGGTTAGCTGCTGGACTATCACCACACTCTGTTACAAGCGTATATTCATCACCTATTCTTGGGCTTGCTGGAGCTGTTATTGTAACTGTTATGTTTGTTGGTGCATCACCTGTATAAGCCATAACTTTATAATGGCTGTAATCTGTAGATAACGTAAAATCTCCAGAAACATCATTTTTCATAGTTCTTTGAACTGCTAGTGTTGAACCAGTAACATTCAATTCACCATTAATTACTATAGCTGGTGAAGCAAAGTCACCTTTGATAAGTGGAGTGCTGCTTGCTGCATTGTGAATGTAGAGTTCATTAGAAGCTGTACTTGTTGATGACGGTCCTGCGTTCTTACCTATTATTACATTACCTGCACCTGTTGTTACATTTTGACCTGCTGCATAACCTATAAATGTGTTATAACCACCTGATGTAGCACCATAACCAGCTCTGTGTCCAAGAAGCACATTACCCTCTACTGCACCAACTAATGCATATCCTGCTTGATATCCAACGGCCGTATTGTAGTCTCCTGTTAGAGCAGCACCTCCTGCTGCTTGCCAACCTATAATAGTTGATGCGTCTGTGGTAGTTGCAGATTGACCTGCTTGACTACCTATCATTACGTTTCTACCTGTGCCTCCGTTTATAGTTTTACCTGCTTTGTATCCTATTAAAGTATTATCATTTCCAGTTGTGTTAGTGTAACCTGCTTCAGCACCAACTAACGTGTTTGAGTGTCCACTGCTAGTACTGTATCCAGCTTGTCTACCTACTGCTACGCTGTTATCACCAGTAAAACCACCAGAATCACCTTGGAAAGCTTGACTTCCTACAGCGACGTTATAGTTAGCATCACTATTATAATACATAGCATTGTAACCAACTGCTACAGTTTCTGTACCAGCATGCCCTAAACTAGCACCACCTAATGATGCGTTAGAACCAACAAATGTATTAGAGTTTCCAGAAACATTATAACCTGCATTTCTACCGATAACTACTATATTTGCTGCGCCAGATGCTGAGTTAGCTGCATTGTTACCAATGACAGTACTATAGTTCATAGTATTTGCAGCTCTAGCTGCTTCATGTCCTATGACAACATTTCTTTCGCCAGTTGTTGCTGCTATAAAGGCTGATGAACCTACGGCTACATTAGTATGTCCTGTAGTTGCATTTTGCATAGCAAAGGTTCCTACAGCAACGTTTGAGCCTCCTCCATCTGAAGGCTCTAGTGTATATAAAGCTTTATAACCTACAGCTACGTTTTGGTCTCCGTCTACATTACTGTATAAAGCTGACCACCCTACCGCAGTATTATAATTACCTGTTGTTTGTGTAAACATAGCATCTTTACCAACTGCAACATTATAACTACCTGTGGTTAAAGCTTTACCAGCTTGGTCCCCTAAGGCTACGTTATCTTGACCAGATGTAATGGCATTCAAACTTTCTTTTCCTACGGCTACGTTACTATAAGCCGTATGAACTCCTGAATTGTCACCTTTACCTGCTTTATAACCTATGAATGTATTGTAATTACCATGTGGATAGTATCCTGCTTGAAATCCTACTAAAGTACTTCCAGATGATTCTGAACTAAAACCAGCTAAAGAACCTACAAAAACGTTGTCTGATTGATTATTATCATAACCTGCACTGTGTCCTATCCCTACATTAGATGTTTGTGTATTGATTAAACGTAATGCATTATCTCCCATAGCTATGTTATAGTCGCCGGTTGTTATATTTTGTAATGCTTGATATCCAACACCAACATTACTTGTACCATTTGTAATATCTAATAAAGCACTTGTACCTATACCTATGTTTTTATCTGCTTTACCACTAGCACCCATCAAAGCTTGCCAGCCAATAGCTACGTTGTGTGTACCATCTTCATTCTCTTGTGCTGCATTAGGACCAATGGCTATTATACCTTGTCCTGTAGTAATACCTTTACCAGCATTTCTACCTATTGCTACAATTTGAGTTGCAGATGAACCAGATAGGTATGCCTCAGAACCAATAGCTACGTTGTCGTTTGAAGTATTTTTCAATCCTGCAGAGTTACCTATAAATGTTGTATTGTTATGTGTTGAGCCTGAGAATCCTGCTTGAACACCCAAATGAGTATTACCAGCACCTGTAGTCATTGAGTATGATGTCTGATAACCAATTGACGTGTTTGAGTAACCGCTAGTAATGCTTATTGCAGATTGGTATCCCATTGCTACATTTAGTTGAGCTGAAGAACCAGCACTAGCACCAGATAAAGCTTGATACCCTACAGCTACATTATAATTACCAGAAGGTCTAAAACCAGCTTTGTTACCTACATATACACTACCTGTTGCATTAGCATATGCACCTGCTCCATTACCTAAAGCTACAGTTTCTTCAACATTAGTACCACTAACCACCGCAGATTGACCAATAGCTATTGTCTTTTTAGCTCCAGTAGCATTATACATAGGTTGATGACCTATAGCCATCACAGAACCATAAGAATGTCCACCCGTTACAGCATAACCAGCAGCATGTCCTACGAAAACCCCAAAAGCACCATAAACTCCAGAGGTAGTACCAGCATAATTGTATCCAGCATTTTGACCAATCATTACATTTTCAGCTCCTTTAGTAATATTGTAACCAGCTCGTCCACCAATCACAACATTACTTGAACCAGTTGATATTTTTTCTCCAGCTTCTCTACCTATTACTACAAGATTACTAGCACTAGTACCACTATAAGCAGCTTTTCTACCTATTACTACATTCTGCACACCTGTTGTATTAGTAAAAGCTGCTGAGCTTCCTATTGCTACTGAGTCTCCAGTACCTGCTGTGGGGTTTGTATTATACGCTGCATATCTACCAATAGCAACCATATCGTCACCTTCTTGGTTTTCTTGTAAGGCTGAATGACCTACAGCTACATTGTCTTGTCCAGTTGTGCTACCTGTTGCAGCATAAGCTCCTATAGCTGTGTTACGAAGACCTGAAGTATTATCATACATTGATAAATAACCTATTGCTACGTTCTCCTCACCTGAAGACACACTCAACAATGCTTGTCTTCCTATAGCTACGTTGTTTTGCGCGGTTGTAACCGAACTGTTCCCTTTCATAGCCTCTTCACCAATAGCAATATTGTAGTTACCACGTGGACGATACAGTGTCTGTTTTCCAATCGCTACAATACTTCCTCCACCACCATTGTACGCTGCTTCATGTCCCATGACAACAACGCTGTCTGATGTATTTAAACCATTTGCTAGGGCGTTGTTTCCTACAACTACATTGTTAGAAGTGGTGAGTCCATACCCAGACTGATAACCTAAGTATACGTTATAACCTCCAGTTTCGTTTGAGTGTCCTGCTGAGAACCCTACAAAAGTATTCTGTATACCAGAACTATTAGAAAATCCGGCATTCTTACCGAGTGCTACAATAGAACTTGCAGTATTATTAGTTCCAGCTTTATAACCCACTAATGTAGATGCTGTTGCTGTAGATTGTGTATAACCAGCTTGATAACCTATATGTACATTATCTCCACCAGTAGTTATACCATATCCTGCCGCATACCCTACAATTGTATTACTATCTCCACCTGCATTACTATACATCGTTGATGAACCAATAGCTACGTTGTAATCACTATCATATGATGAATTAGCTCCTTTCATAGCTTCGTAACCCATGGCTACGTTATGACTACCTGACTCTGTTCGATGCATTGCATACATACCTACAGCTGTATTACGTGTATCACCTTCTACAAATTCCAGCATCGCAGAGTAACCAATAGCAACATTTCTACTTGCAGTGGTACCAGCTTCTAATGCGTATGAACCGAATACTGTATTATAATTACCAGTGTTTATATTCTGCCCCGCTAAATATCCTCCAAGTGTATTCTCTATACCGTCAGACAAATCTTTACCTGCTTGATAACCGATAGCGGTGTTTTTGTCTCCGTCATTGATATTCATCAAAGCTTCTCTACCAATTCCTACGTTTAACTCTGCACTACCTGCAGCTGTACCAAATCCAGCATTGTATCCTACCCAAGTATTGTAATTTCCAGTCGGATGATATCCAGATTGATAACCTATAGCTACTCCTCCAGCTCCACCAGACACTTTAGTCATAGCTGACATTCCTACAGCTACATTGTAATCATTAGAACCAGTTCGTAACGCATTACTTCCTATACCTACGTTATTATCTCCTGAATGATAAATAGCAGCATTATAACCAACATAAGTATTGTGACTATGTGTACCAACACTTATTCCTGCTTCCTTACCAATAACTGTGTTTTGTCCTCCTGTGGTTACACCACTTCCAGCTTTACTTCCTACAGCTACGTTATTAACTCCAGTATTGAGTGTGTACAATGACCTATAACCTATAGCAGTATTATCATCAGCCGTAGTTATATCATCTAATGCACCTATACCCAAAGCTACATTATTACCTGCATCATTTGTTGTAGAAGAAGGGTTAGTCCCTATATAAATAGAATCGACCTCAGTTAATGCATCAACAAAGTTACCTATAGTATCTGTGCCTGTGCCTATTGCTAATTTACCAGAAGATATAGAACCACCAAATGTACCTCCTCCTCCTCCGGCGGCAGAACCATTGTTTGTTAATGCAATGTCGTTACCGTCATCATCTGTAAAATATAAATTAGTAGGGTCGTCATTTTTAACCCATAAAACTCCCCAAGTATCTACGTGGGTAGGAGCCGAACTCTTTTCTTGTATCTGTATTGTGTCTACTACACTAATACCTGTAGTAGTTGGTAATGTACTACCACCGAACGCTACCTTACCTGTGAATCTTCCTGTTCCAGCAACGTGTAACGTTTCGCCGGGAGTAGTTGATAATCCTATACCGAGGGGATTAACAAAGTAAGAATTCCCGCCTGCTTGTATGTAAGTATCTATATTACCAGCACTGTCTTTTTGTCTAAAATAGGAGTTTGCTAATGTTGTCTCGTTGGCACCTCCACCACCTGCACCCTGTATAGTAATTACTTGGTCGTGTGTTGTATCTCCCCAGTAAGTATATGCAGTTGTACCGGCACCTCCATTCCACGGAATAAATCTAAGATAAGAACTACCTGCGTTTCCATCAAAATCCCAGTAAGCGTTGTTATTGTTTATTTTACCAAATGTAGTTCCAGCAGATTTAAAAACAAGATTATTACCAGCATAATCTAAAACAATATCATTAGGGGAGTCTATTGTAAAATCGTCACTTGAATGAGGAGCTAATACTACGCCATCGCCAAGTGTAACTAAGTTATCTGTTATAGATAGTTGAACAGCGTTAGCTGCTCTAATAGCTAGAGTGTCAGATGAATGTGTATAATCTAATCCTCCTGCTGCATCTGCACCAGAGTCTCCCATATTAAATTGAGCATAACCATCAGTAGCAGACCGCAGTTGTATTCTAGAATATGCACCACTATCAGAAGATTGTACTCTTACTTCTTGTGTAGCAGTGCCATTAATATGTAAAGGATAAGATGGTGTGGTTCCTATACCTAATCGACCGTTAGCTGTATCTAAAGTCATCTTGGTAGAAGTTGCGTTTTTGAATTTTATATTCTGAGAGTTATCAAATTCCATACTAGCAACAGTAGCATCTCTCATCATAAATCTAGGATTACCATCTGCTGCACTATATATTTGATATTCATTGTCAAAGAACATATTCAATGAGTGGTGTGAGTTAAGAACCAAATTGTTGTCACCAACAGTGTATAAAGATAAATCCCCAGAACTAGCTCTAATGTTTGCGTTTGCATCTCCAGTAGCTCCAATACTATCAGGGAATACTTCAAGGAAACTACCTGCGTCAAAACTACCATCGCTAGCTACTGCCCTAAATCTAACAGAGCGACTAGCACTGTGTACCCAGAAATCAGTATAAGAATCGTTTGGATAAAGGGCTAAACCTGCACTACCAGATATCATACTATATTGGTTATCACCTGAAACAACAAAGTATGGGTCTATAACTATACTTTTACTACTAACCTCTGCCCTAATATTACCAGCTACGTCTAGTTTTTCAGCAGGTGAAGTTTCACCTATACCTACATTACCACCAGAAAGAATACGCATTCTTTCCGTGTCATTTGTACCAATAATTATCGGTGCACTATGATTCGTACCAAAAAGAATACCATTACCGGCAGTTGATAGAAGTTCATTATATCCAGCTACTGTTACGCCATATCGAGTAACCGTTCTAGTATCTGAATGACTCAGAAGCCAACCCACCGCCGTTTGTGATTTAAAATTTAGACCACTATACGAACTTGTTCCGGCGGTAGCGTTTTGTGTTGTGATAACTAAGGGAGATGTCGAGTCTTTATGTATATCTAATATAGTATCAGGTGAAGTTGTGCCTATACCTACATCACCAGCACCTGTGATTCTCATTCTTTCGGTATTATCAGTTGAAAAATTGATATAACCTGCTGCACTCGCGCCTTTTAATTCAATAGTTTTAGTAGCTTTTAATAACATTAAATCAGAAGAATGTGTATATTGTATATATCCCGGTGAAGAAGCATCTCCATCTCCAAAATTAATTAAACTGTATCCTGTATTAGGGGAAGTAAATTGTAATTGTGCATACGATGATGCATCTGATGTTTGAATTTTCACCCCACTAGTTCCATCACTTTTAACGTGTAATGTTTTTTCAGGTGCATTTGTACCTATACCTACACTACCATCTTGTTTGATTCCTAAAATAGGAGTACTACTTGGGTCTTCACTACCACTCGTCATATAGAACACGTTACCAGATGCACTCATCGAGAAATCTCTACCACTACCAAAACCTAATACATTAGTACCTTTGAGTTGGAAATACTTTTGAGAAGCAGTTTCAAAAATGATATTATCACCATTAAAGTAAAAGTTACCGTTATCGCGTAATGAGACAATAGATTTATTAGTGGAGTTAGCTGTTATATTTAGATAGTTACCGTCAGCTGCAAAATTAAAGTAATTAGAGCCATCGTATGCTAATACTAGTTGGCGTGTTGTATCGGTTATGGTTGCTCTAGCACTATTTAAAGGTGTATTTGTACCTATACCTACACCAGCAGCTTTGATATTCATAGTGTTTGTATTACCAGCGTAAAATCTAATATTGTCAGTCTCGAAACCTAAATAAGTATCTGTATCTCCGTTGTGTACAAGATTGCTACCAAGAAGTAAATTACTAGTCATGGTCACATTTGTGCCATTATATGTAAAACCTGAGTTACCAGCAAAGGCACCACCATTGTTATATTGTACTTGTGTATCAGAACCACCGGGAGTAGTTGTGCCTGCTAAAGCACTAAGATTAGCTGTCCATGTAGTGGCTTGTGTAGACCCTGTTAATACATTGTCTCCCCCTAATGTAGCCCCTGTAGTATAATAGTTATTGGAGGTTCCTCCTCCTCCACTCTCGTTAGTGGCTCTATTGTTAACATTCATTGCTAAACTTTTTAGTAACTTATTATACGATGACATTTTAATCTAAATAAAATTGTGGGGAGATTGTGGTTCTCCCCGTACCAGTTTAAAAAACGTTAGTCAGTCTAAGCGTTAATTAAGATTTGTCCAACTTCTGGTCGTACGACCTTTAGACCGTATCTCATAGACATGTAAGAACCAACAATTCCGAATCCCGGATTTGCTTCTTCTACAGTCAATGCACGTCTCTCGACATATGCCATTGGCTTCTGAGTTAAATCGAAAATTCCGATTCTGTCAGCAGGACAATATGCGTTGACGATGACGTTACAGCCGTAAAGTGAACCTTTCAAAGCACCAGTTCCTAGCATACCTGATAATGGGTTTGCAGGGTCGTAGTTAGAAGGTACTTCGTTACCACCAGCGGTAGCTCCACCAGAACCAGCCATTGTTGCGTCGAAAGCAGTTATGAAATCTGCCATCTTCAACATTTGCTCGTAGTGGCCGGGTGACATCAAAATTGTATTAGCGTTGTATCCGTGTTTGGACATACGTGTAATAGCTTTTGCGACATCTCCCAATGAGAATGCACCAGCTGTGCTTGAAGTTGTGTTGACGTAAGACTTAGCTCCAGACAAAGTTGCTAGGGTTTGGTCACCATATTGGTCCAAACGTCCTGCGAAGGTTGCGTCTGCACCTAAGAAACCACCGTATACATTATCAGAGAAATCTACAATGTTTGCTTCAGTTGTAGCTGCGCCGATGCTTGCACCGTCGACACCTGTTCCTAAAGTTGCGTCGTATATTCCGAAGATAGTGTTGATAACGTGGGTTGTTAAGTGTCTGTCGACAGCTCTTCGGGCTTCATTCAAAGCCATTTCAACTTCGTTGAATCTTGAATCTTCAATCATTCTGCGGGTTACACCTACTGCAAGACCCCACTCTTTAACTGATACTCTCTCGGAGCGTAGTTTTGTGTGTTGGTATTGCGGAGTGTTTCCTTCATCTATCTGTTCCATTTTCATGGAAGGTTTTGCGAAAGTAATATCAATATTACCCCCTGTATCTGTTGTCATTGGGTCTGCAAAGAGCTGCATGACTGGAAGGTCTGTAACCTTGTAGTCAATGATTGCGTCTTTATAGTCAATGAGAACTCGCTCACCAGTTCCGCCAGTGTTGGCGTATGAACCAGTGTTCAGGGTTGTCAATATACCGGGAGTTGCGTCGACCATTTAAATCACCTTAGTTCCTCATCAAGACAGGATGCATTGCGTAGGTGTTGGTTGTAACAGTTGCGCCAGTCATGGCTACTCCTACAGTTGTACCTGATGCTGCAATGGTTGCGTCGGTTCCTGCGATTAGAACACCGTCTGCTACAACATCTAACAATTTTCCTTCGTCTATTGTTCCTGAACAGTAAACATTCAATATGACACCTTTTCCAGTTACTACTGAAACCATGTCGCCTGCGGCTGCGTCCATAAGGGCTACACCGATTGCATTGTGTGCGTCTGCTCCGGAGTGGTCTACAGCGCCATCGGTAGCTAGAGTTACAACTCTTCCACCGGTAACGGCTGTTCCAGCTGTGAATGGTAAAATTCTTGCTGGTGCTCCTCCATCGTTAACTAAAACTTCTGTTGCCATTTTTAGTCACCTCTTTTATAGAAAGCTGGGTTTAGTCTAACTAACCCGTTTTCCATCTTCATACCGAATTCTCTTTTGGTTTCTGGTACTTCACCTTCATCAGATGATTTACCTTTTCCGAAAGAGCGCTCGACTTCTGCGCTTGGCTCTGGCATTGCTGCTAAAGCGTCGCTAAATCCAGTCAATCTGGATTCATCCCATGCAGAGAGTTCCTCTACACGAGCATCCTTTTTGTCTTCTTCGATAGTACCGAATAAGATTTCTTTGGATATGATTGCTTCTACTGCTTCAACTTTTCGGGCTTCTGCTTCTTTCTCTAATCTTTCTTCTTCTGCTTTCTTGAAAGTTTCTAATTCTTTCATAGCTGCTTTAAATTCAGACTCGATTTCTTTCTTAGATGCTTCAGCTGCTTCTAGTTGTGTGCGTAGAGAAGCGAACTCGCGTTCGACAATGTTCTCTGCCTCGGATTTTACAGTTGTTTCTTTTGTCTCTTCTGACATAATTTCTACCTCTGTCTTCCCGTCTTCACATGCACATGCTTCTTCTTCACCACCACAACCACAGTCGTGGTCGTCTTTAGATACTTGTGCTTCACATTTCTCTCCTTCTTCTATTGTACATTCTTTACAGACGGGGTCCATTTTTTCATTGTCAATGAAACTTACCTCTGTGGGACGAATGTTAGTGGCGTATGTGTCACCCATCACATCAATATCATTGGAAAACCAATCTATACTAACGTGAGTCATGTCCCCGTCCTTGACTTTGTCCATCACTTCTTGACCACGGCCATGTTTATTAGATACTGTTGCCAACATCTTAACTGCGGTCTTTCCATTATCCATCTTGATTAACTCAGGTTTCGTTGCCATGCCGATTAAATCCTCAGCTGTTCTCTGATGGTCAATATAAATTGGGAGTTCTGAGAACTTTTCTAGGTTGTCCTTCAACATTCCTCCCTCAATATAAACTTTATGTTCTTTTCCTTCGACCTCATATTCATGTGGCCCGGATGTAATAGCGATTACTGGGAATTGCACGCTGTCGACTCCCTCATCGCTGGTAAATGTCATATCGTCACTTTCTGCGATAGAAAGAGCAAATGACCTTTGAACTGGCTGTGTGTCTGTGCCTTGCGCAAATTCCCGCTCAACGCCATTTTCTTCAGCCCACATGCTACACATGCCAGCTGCTATTTCTTCGGAGTTTTCAAAACCCCTCTTCTTCAGGTTTAATTTAGTTTGTATCATACATTTTTCAAATGTCATGCTCTATCTCCTGTTGCGTTTGCGGAGGGTTTATTGCCCCTATTCTGTGCTCTAGCGGATTCTTCTCTTTTATCTTGGTCTCTTCCACCAGAGATGTTTGCATTTCTATCACTTTGTTCTTGTGCTATTGGAGAAGCCTTGATATCTTCTGAAGTTTCCATATCTAATTCTGCTACTCCTTCAGGGTCAAGACCACGCTCTTCTCTAACTTCACCGGGTGATAACACTCCTTCAGACAGATAAATCATATCAGTCTTAGCTTTTGTGAATGCATCATTTACATTAATTTGCCTAAACTTAAACTTTGCCTCTCCACTTTCTAATTGTGGCATGAGTTGGGCGTTAAGTGCTCCCTCTACCATAGTTTGTAAATATCTAACGTATGGTTCAAATATTGGACGAGCTGTTTCAGGCTCAGTCCACATTGTTTTAGGAACTTTCAAAGCTATATGTATTTTATCTAATAAATCATCGGTGTATTTACCGTATTCGAAAGCTCTTTGTGTTCCTTGTAATTCTTTTATGGATATGTCGTTTCCATGGATAATGTCCTCTCCGGGTGCTAATGTATTGAATGCATCAACTATTTCGTTTATTTTGTCCGGACCGTAAGGCATATCTGGTAAACCTGCACTCACATCAAATCTACTAGATGCATATTTATTTAAAGCTGCACCTATATCTCTTTCTGCGTAGTCTTTTAATTCTACCAAATAAATAATAGGGTGTATATCAGATAATCCATAGGCTAAATCATCGAATGAGTTATTATTCAATGCTATTATTTCGTTTTCTTCAAATCTAATATTTTCTTTGTCATCTCCTACTTTTTGGTAATAGTATTCTATTTGTCCGTGCTCATTTCTTTTGACGTACATATTCTGGCTAGAGCGTAAAATTAAATTGTCTCCAGTCCATTCTAAATACCCACTACCAAATATCCTTGCATTTCTTAACCACCCATATAAAATGTTTTCAATATTAATATCTCTAAACATTTCTTCTAATTCTTCACGAAGGTTGTCATCATCTGTTACAATATCAAAATTATCTTTAACAGCATACAAACATGGTAAATCTATTAAGGTTCTAATTATAGGGTCAGATAAATATATATTCATATAGGTTCTATTTTTACCTATGTGAGGTTCGAAATCTTTATCTGCTCCTCCTGCAAAACCTCTATTGATTTTAAGACGTTGTATAACTCCTTCACCGTAACTACGGGGGTCGTCCTTTTTGTACGTTGGGTTACTTCCAATTGAAGCAAACCTACGTCTAACATTATCTATAAACGACATGGCTTTAAATAATTAAGCTTGATGGGTATATAAAGTTTTTGTCACAAACCTTGTAAAGTATGCTTGTTTAACTGGTGTTTACGGTTAACTTTAGCAAAAAGTGGTGAAGAAGTGTATTTTGTGCCTTGGTTTCTACGTCTGTTTATTGGGCGGGAAACTATACTTTGTCCAAAATTACCAGACATAGGTAACATACTTAATGTAGCGTGTATACCCATAGCTGAACTATCACAATAATCATCGTGTTTACCTGTAGGAGCTGATATTTTTTCTGTTTTATTAGCAGCATCCATTGTATACTCGAGGTCTATATGTTCTTTTATCCATTTGTTTACTAATTTAGCTGTATCTGGTGTTAAATTCTTAGGATTTGGTACTCTTACTCTTCCTTGTTGGATGTATGAGACGAAATCTCTGTACATTTGCGTCTTAGTACCTTTTGGACCACCTGTAAACACAAACGGTACAAAATGAACACCACCATCTAAGCACGCCAACCGTAAATCTTGTTCAACCGCACCACCAATACCAGTACAGTCAACAATGAGGCGGTCAGCCCCAAGCTGATTGGTAACATCCATAATACGTTGACGTTGGTATG